AAAACCAAACGGTTGTTGCGTGTGTTCAACCGCGTTTGTGTTTTGATCAACCTGTTGTTCATCAAATCGGGCCGATGTTGGGGTCACGACGATACGTGTTGGTAATGGTCAATGGCGCACCGTTCGGGCGTGCGGTGAATTGCGCACCAAAGAAACGAACATATGTGGTGATCGTTGTATCGACCCTCAACCGCGACGGATCAAACAACCCGCCATTGTGGTTATATGTGGTGATTCCGTTGTTGCCGTGCGCCAACAACACCACCGTTCCGCCAAATTGGTTGATGGTGGTTGTTGCGGCCGATGCAACCGTCACGTTGATTGTGATTGTGCCACCATAAACGTTGATGGTTGTAAAAGGCCGCGCCACCGTCACCGATCCGTTGTAAACGTTCAACAACGTACCCGCGCTGTTGGTTGGTGATTTGGCCACGATGTTTGCGGTTCCGCCTAACACCGTGCAATTGGTCACCGTTGCCGCGCCGGTACACTGAAACGTCCCGCGTTGAACGCGCACATATGTTGCGGTTCCGTCGGTGAGTAGGATACGGCCCGCGCCGTTTTGCAACAGATTGTCTAACCCGTTGGTATCGCCTTTGATGAACAACGTTCCGGTTCCGTTGTGTTCAACGCGGCCCTCCGTGTTGTCGGAACGCCATTCGGCCGCGGAACCGTCGGACGCTTCGGTGATCAACGGGGATGATGCATCACCAACGTTGCCCGAAAACGATTCCGCTAAAATCAAATATCGGATGCCCGTTGACGTTGAGGCCGATTGATCCAAACCCGCGGTGATCGATGCGCCACCACCAGGCACGATCAATTCCGCGGTGTTCGCAAATCCGGAACCCGCGACACCCGCCGCGTCTTTCCATGTTCCCGTGAATGATGTTGCGCCGTCGTTCAAATATTCGATTGCCATTGTTCACCCCGTTTGCATTGCCATTCGGCCCGTGCCGACGTTGGCACATGCCCAATATACCGCCCCCGTTCAATCATGCCCCGGACAAATGCGACACCAACAAATCAATTGCTTTGTGTTCCGCTGGCTCAATCGCGGAATATTTCGCACCCCACGCGACCGGATCGGCCCAAAACTCATCAACGAATGGTTGTGATGAATCGTCAACCAACGAATGATCACGCACGCACGCAATGATCCACAACACGGGCATCATCGTTCCCCCTGAATGTTTGCCGCGAAATATGTGTAATCGATCACCAATTGCCTCAACGTTGTTCCAACGCTTTTGATGTTGGAATATCCGATGCCCGTTGCGCGTGATGAACCCGTCGGGCCGGTGTTGTGCGTTGCCACCGTTGTTCCGTCAATGCTAAACACAATGCGTGTTCCCGATGCTGACACGTCAATACGGAACACCGAATAGGGTTCCCCGGATGTCAATGCAACCGCGGCAACGTTTGTTTGTGTCAATATCTCAACCGAATTGTTGCGCGTTGCGCATTGCCATTTCCCCGAATTTGCTCCGTGCGAATATCGGAAATAATGGCCGTCGGTTGAATCACCCGTGCCGGAATCCATGAACCCGAACCGCACCGTGAACGTTTGGCTAGCATCGGACAAATTCAACAACCCGGCGCGTGATTCAAACGTGTACCGTGTTGACCCGAACCATAACCCATCAACGTGCGACAACACCGCAATTCGGCCCGTTGACGTGTTGCCCGTTGACAATGAGATTGTTCCGATGGTTTTGTCTGACACCGCCGCGCCGGATTGCAACACCGCGCCACCCGATGCGGTTTGCGAACCCCACGCCACGGTTGTTGACAAATGATCGTCAAACAAAACCGATGCGGTGCGGCGTGTTGCGCCGGGCGCGGAATCGTTGGGAATGCGCGGCGTGAAACTCAAACCAACACCTCCTGACCAATCGCGGATTTGCGCGTGTGTATTTGGATATCAACGCGACATTCAGCACCCGTAACCGTTGTAACCTCAACGCGAACATATCGTCCGACATGCGCAACCAATCCCGTTGTCCGATCCGCGCTGTTGAATCGCAAATTGGTTGTGAAATCAACCCACGGCCCGGTGAGCGCATTGGCATAATGAATGTGCGCCACCGCGGTTGACCATGAACCCGTAACCAATTCAACCGTGATGTTGAACACATCATCGGTTCCCATGTCAACAAACACCAACCGTTCCCCCAAATCGCGCATCCAACCAAAGCGGTTCAAATCACATGCGGTGAATTGATAATCCATTCAAACCTCCCCCATGTCCGGCGCGGTTGGTGTTCCCGTTCCCGGTTGCGTTGGCGTTGCGGGTGGTTCAACAATTCCAACGTTGCCGCCCTGCGATGCCATCAACATTGCCTGACTGATTCCATAACGTGCCAACGGCGCACCGCATGCGATCAACGCGGGCGGTTCAATGAATTCCCAACGCACTTTGTTCAGCACCAACACGCCGATGATTGAACAACCAACCAACCGTTGTGAATCCAATTCCATTGATCCAACAAACAACCGCGTTTGCGGCAATTGTTTATCCATGCGGATCACGCCCTGTTTTGGGATGTGCGCATCGATATCGTATGTGACGGATTCCGCGGTGTAAAAACCGTCGGCGTTGCGATCACCGCGCACCGCAACGATGCGGCCGACAATCACCACCGGCGTTGAATCCAATGTGTTTTGAATCGTCATCATAAGTTTGGCATTCCCGGCAACGCACGCCATCCCAACGGATCAACAAACAATTCAGACCATTCAATGCAACGCGGCGACAACGCTACGTTTTCGTTTGCGATCAAATCCAAACGATAATACGGGAACCGCAACAAAACGCCGCCATCCTGATCCGGAACCGCGCCCTGTGTCAACGGGATGTAGGCCGTTTGATCCATCACCGCCAAACGTGCTTCACCAAACGGAATGAATTGCGTTTGCCCGTCGGCTGGCATATATGTTCCCTGATCCCATTCCCATGTGTATGTGATCACAAACCGCGTTTGGTCTTTGGAATCCTGTTGAACATCCGCGCCGATGAAATGATACCGTTGACCCTGAATGACATGCACGTTATCTTCCTGCTCCGCAATGATGTCCAAATTGCGCGTGTTCGATGTTTGATATTCCACTTTCAACGTGCGGCGCACGCGGCGTTCCGTAACTTTGCGAACGCCCGCACGCCAAATCGGAACACGGTTTCCCGTGTCCTCATTCGTTGCGGGCAATATTGTTTCAACCCAACACCACGGAATTTCAACCTCAACCTTTGCCTGCGACCAACCGAAAAACGGTTCCGCCGGAATCGTGTTTGGATCGGTTTGCCGTCGGCCACCTTTGAACGTGGAATATGTTGCGTTTATGATGTAATGCGAACCACCGCCGCGGCCCTCAATATCGATGCGATCCAACACCAAACCGAAATCTGTTGCGCCGGGGAATTGCCGTGAATCCGGGTATTCCTCAAACGCAACACGCGCCGAATGTTCATTGGCCGCGTTGAGACAAATAAACGTTCGCGATGCCGCAACGGTTCCGTTGACATCGCGTGTGTATTTGCGTCCGTCTATTTTTTCGGTAATGGTTGCCATTATCGACCATCTCCGGTTTTCTGTATCAACACTTCCAACAATCCGCCCAACCGATTGATGCCAACCTCAATGTTGCCCGCGTTGAACAACGAATTGATTTCACCGCGCAATTGTGAAAACTGTTCCGCCATTTGTTGCATTTGTTGGCGCACCACGTCGGCATCGGCCTTCTGTTTTTCCGCGGCCTCACGATCAATGTTTGCCAACGCCTGCGTGTGCGTTTGTCGCAACAAATCCAATTTTTGATTCAACGCCACTTTGGTTGCGTGATCGGTTTCGGCCGCGATTTCCTGCTCCAATTTGCGTTTGCGCGTTTGGAATTCGGCCTCAGCCTTTTGGCGCGGATCGGTGATCAACGCGTTTCGTGCGGCCTCATTTTCTTCCCGCAAATTGTTCAAACGATTTTGATACGTTTCATCGTCGCGCTTTTTCTGTTCAGCGGACGCCTCAATTTCCGCGTCCTCTTTTTCCTGTTGTGCTTTGGTGATTGCGTCCTGTTGGTTTCGATATTCGGCATATAGGAATTGCTTTTGCTCTTCCAATTGCGCACGTGCTGCATCGCTGTTTTCGGCCACAATCCGTTTGTTCAATTCACCGATGCGTTGCCGAAATTGCAAATCCAATTTGTTGGATTCGTTTTCGGTCGATGCGATTTGCGCCCGCATCGTTTCGTTTTTCAACATCTCAACGCGTTCTGATTCGGCCGCCTCTTTTTGGCGTTGCGCCATGGCGTTTGCGGCCTTTAGGTTTTCGGTCAACCGCGGCAACAATTCCTGTTGCCGTTGTTTCAATTTCTCAATCGATTGACCCTCAACCACCATCAAACGAACGGCCTCCCGCCGTTCATCAACGTTGATTGCGTCTAGGTTGAATGGATCGGATTTCAAATCCTCCATCTTTTGCAACAACGCCATTTGTTGCGCGATTTTGTCTAACTCTTCCTGATACGCTTTTGCGCGTTCCGCGGGCGCGGTCATCGTCAACGAATCGGAGAAGTTTTGCGCGGCCTCTTTTCCGCCGGTCAATTGGTTGTTGATGATGGTTCCAATTGCGTTGCCCAACGCGTATGCGTCGTTGGCAACCTGTTTGAAAATTGCCAATTTGCCAAACGTTGAAAACAGTTTGGTGGCCTCTTTCAAATCACCGTTGAAAAATTTCATGAACCCGTTTGGCCCACCAACCGCCTCACCCTCGGTTGCGATTTGTTCAACCGCGTTGGCCGTTTGTTGCGCCGCGACCGTCGCCTCCTTTTGCGCGGTCACGCCCTGCTTTTTCCAATTGGCAATCGACTGCTCATCCGTCAATTGTTGTTTGCGTAATTGGAACAAACGCCGCTGATATCGTTCCTCTTCACTTAGCGTATCAACCTGCTTTTGGCCCGTGCGGTTGATGATTTCTTCTAATAATTTGCGGCCGTCCAATTCCGCACCAACCAACGCAACCAATTCCGCCGCGGCATCGCGCCGGAATTGATCCATTGCACCGCCACCCGGCGCGGCCGATGCCTCAATGGTTTTGGCCTGATCCTGAACGGATTGTTTGGCCGCGGCCATGCCCGCATCCAATTTGGACGTGTCAACGCCCAATTCGATGTTTGCCGCACCGATGGTTCCGCCGCCACCCGTTGCCATTTCGCCCCCGCTGTTATGTCACGGTGAATGTGGTTGCGTCATTCAAACGCAATTGACCGGACACTTTGATTGGTTGACCGGGTGAAACCTCAATAGATAACGATTTGAGATAGGCCGCGGATGTGTATGCGTGCGTTGTCCCACCAACAAACGTGTTGAACACAACCTGCACATCCGGCACACCATCCGCGTTGGTGTCCCAATCCGGCGCACCAATCGTTCCCGTTGTCGCACGAATCAACGGTGGCAACGTTGCCCCAACGGTTTCGGTCAATGATCCCGTGCCGTTGAACGTGTATGCAATGGCCTGTTTTTCAGGTTTGCGAATCGGGTTTGAAATTTGCGTGACAAACGCGGAACCGCTGAACGCCGGATCGGACGCGCCATCTTCCGTAACTTTCAACGTCATTGTTGCGGCCGATGCGTGCAATGCCGACGGCAACCGATACGTTGCGGTTGTGTTGTCGTTCACCGCGTGCGCGGTGTATGAACCCGTCCATTCGTATACACCACTCGGCATGTAACGTTTGGCCGTCGGTGCGGTCGCGTTGAACGCGGTGATTTCGATTTCTCCGAAATCGATATCCAATTTCCAATCTTGAACGTATTGAGCATACCCCAACGACGAACCCCACGACACCAAACCGCTGTTGCCCGTGCGCGGCGCGGTCTTCGGATAATGTCCCGAAAACGACATCGTGCCGGATTGCAAACCCATCATGCGCTCAACACCCGCGCCCGATCCGGACAATTCGGTGATGTCGAACGATTCGTTTTCGATGGCGTATGTGACTTCCTGAATTTTCAGCGCGGTAACCAACAACCGATTCAAATCGGTTGCGGATGTCACGCTCGCCAATGTCGATGTTGAACCCGTAATGATGTATGGCATTTCTAATTCCTCACACGTTCACGGCCTGATTTCCAACCCGGCCCGCGAACGTCACGGTTGCCGTGTTCACCTGCAACGATTCCCCGGGCGCGATGTCCGAACCAACCAACGTCCAACGTTCCGACGTTGCGCCCTGCACGTTGGTTGTCCCGACATTCGGCAACACCAACAAATGATTGTGGAACCCATATGTTGGGGTTGATCGGTTGCCGCTGGCAATCATTGAATCACCAATCAACCGATCAACCAACACTTCGATTCGATCCAACCCGCGTGCGTCCTCATCATAAACCGAAAACGTCAAATTGCACGAACCCTCAATGCCCGTAAAATTGTTGTCGGCCGTCCACGTGATCCCGTAGACAATGAACGGGAACACCAACGCGGAAGGGTTGCCGCGGTTGAACGCGACACCGCCCGCACATGCGGCCGTCCACGCCCCGCCGGAATACAACGTAGAATCGGCCTGAATCCGCGACAACACCGCACGCGCAATCACCGCACCGTTCAATCAACCCCCCGAATCTTTGCCGTGAATCCGGCGCGTTTGAAACCCTCATTCACACCGCGGATGAACGATTGACGCACCGCGGGGTTGTTCATCGACCATTTCAACGCCGGGGCCATGAATGGCCGTTTGGGCATGTTCACCGTTGGTTTCAGCACAAACACCGGAAGATCGGAACGCGACAACACAACGCGTTTGCCGTCCGGCATTGTGACATATTGACGCGACCGGACGCGATCAACACCAACCGCCATCAAATTGCCGCGTTTGGATTTGAATATGCGGAACGGCCCAACCTGTCGCAATGATTGGGTTCCAATTTTGAGATTCAATTCTTTGGCCTGATCATTGACCGCAACGCGCAAAAACTTTTTCGTTGTCGGCCTCAACGTCCCACCGAATTCGTGCAACGCACCATATTTGATGGTTGATCCGATTCGCGCCACAATCGGCGTGCGCATGTTGTACGTGATTGAATCGCGCAACGCGCCCGATTTTTTCGCGGGTGGCGTGAACATCACCGATGGTGTGTATTTGCCCTTTGCCGGGAAACTTTCCTGAACGTATCGCACAACCCGTTCCGCCATTCGTTGCACGCCCAACCCCGATGCGTTTTTGGTCGCATCGATGAACGGTTGCCATTGTGCAAAATCGAACGTTGGCATTTAGGTTTCCCGAAACACGTTCAATTGAAACACGCGCCCGGCGGAACACAAATTGAGCGGTTCACCGTTGACCTGATAAACCACACCGTCAACGGTCAACGTCGCAATGTGGTTCACGATTGAACCCGTGTTGGTTCCCGTTGATGTTGTCGGAGCCAAAAATATCGTGATTTGTGTCGATCCCGTTTCGCGTTTGTATATCGCGGAATCCGATGAACCAGACGGTTGAACGAAACAACGCACGGTGTACGTGGTCGATGCCGTCAATTCAAACGCGCCCGATGTTTCCTGCCCGGCGGTGCGTGTTGTCACCGTTGCGGTTTGTTGCAACATGCCCCACGGAATCGGCATCGATGCGCCGGGTATCGGCATATCAAATCACCCCCGCGCCGCGGAACGTGCTGAACAAATGCATTTGCGCACGTGCGGCCTCATCCGGTGTTGCATACGTCACCGAATACGCGCCAACCGATTGCGACCGCAACGCGGAATCACGGCCCACGGATGAATATAACCCATCAACCATTCGATATATTGCGCCCTTCACATCCGCCGCGGGCGCGGCCGAAATGTACACCACGCGTACGCGATTCCATCGCGGAACCCAACCCCAATTTGAAAACACTTCCCGATCCGCATCGGCATCACGCACAACGCGCCCGTTTTGCGTTCCATTATATGTCACAATTCCGAACCGCAAATCAACGCGGTAGGTTGTCGAATCAATCGCGGAACCCAACGTGTTGTCGTCATTTATCGGCGTGATCGATGTCACCGATGTCAACGGGAATTCACGCAACGGCAATTCCCCGGAATCGGAAATATAATCTTCCGTCCGCGTTGCTGATTCAAACCCGTTGGACAAATCGCGGTCACACATGCGGCGCAATGCCGCGTGAGCCTCATCAATGATGTTTTGCAAACGGGTATCGTCCGCGGTTCCGGTGATGCCCGCGTGCGTTTTGTATTCCGCCAACGTCACGATTGCCACGGTTCACCCTCCGATCACGCAAACGGTGCGTAGGCCATCGGAACGTAATTGATGAACGCAATTTCCAATTGCACGGTTGAACCCGTACCCGCAATGGTGGCCGCGGCGCGTGATGTCAACGGCAACACCCACGAACACCCGCGCAAATCAAAACCGCAACCCATAGCCAAATTGGTCCCCGACGCATCGCCCACAATGGTGGAATATTTGTAAACAGCATCGCGGATGTTATTTGTTCCGTCTATGCTGAATTCGCTTCCTGTTGTCGATTGTGCCGCCGAATCAATCCGCGCAAATCTCATCGTTCCATCGTTTGCAAATGCGCCCGTTGATTCGGTGTAGCCGGATTCCGGCCCGTACACACCGTACAAACAAACCTGCGGCGCGGTGGTTATTCCCGTGATGCCGACGGAATAACGTAGACGCGCCAACACGCGATTTGCCCACGGTGGCACGCGGCATGGTTTCACCGCGCTGTTGGAATATGTCGCGGGTGTGTTCAGCACCGTTGACGTTTGCGCGGTTGCCGTCAAATCCGAATGAACAACAACCCAATCGGTTTGAGCATATCCGGCATAGCACACCGGGCCGCCCGTGATGTCCCCGCCAATTCGCACGCCCGCGCCCATGTGATTCCCCTATGTTGCAATGTGAAACGTTGAACGAATCCCGTGCCGCGATTCTCACCGCGGCAACGGGCGAAAGAAAGGGAATGGTTCACACAATCAATTGTTCATCAATGCCACGTTCGGTGGCCGATGTCGGCGTGACTTCCGCACGGCTCAGGATGCCAATTGCGGAAATCAACGTCGCGCCCGCGCCAGCGGTCGCAACAATCGAAATGAATCGTTTACGTTTGCGCAAATCCACAAACGCAACCAACACGTCATTGTCACCCGCCGCGGCCGTCGGCGCGGTGAACGCACCGCCCGTGAAATCGGCCTCACCGGATCCGGTGACATCGGATTCCTGCAATTTCAGCGCGGTCATGTTGGCCGCGACGTTGCCCAATTGCACGATGACGGTGAGATAATCATAACCCAACGTGTCAACCTCAACATCGGTGGCGGTCGCGCCCGTGTTGTCAATTGGCACAATCATCTTTTGAAACTTCACATTTTGCATATCAATCATGGCTGAAATCCTTTCATGGAATTACGATGTGGCGAGACACACAACCGCGCCCGGCACGCGTGCCGATGCTGTGGCCGATGCGTTGCCGACATCGTGAACGGTGATGCCGAAACGGTTGACACCGCGGAACGATGTGACATCGGATTGGAAACCAACCGATGCATCGGACGCAATTTGCATTCCACCGCCAACCTGAATGGCCTTTGCGGCCAAATTGAACGCACCATATAACGCGCAAATTTGCGTTCCGGCCGACACACGCGGCATGACCTGACTAAACACAACGGGTGCGCCAAGGAAAATCGGTTGACGAATTCCGTTTGCAATCTCAATGGATGTGACACCGCCAGCGGCCAACGCCAAACGCGCCATCACATTCCAATAAAATTCCTTATGCACAACCCACACCGGGTTTGCGGTGTCGGTGTAACTCGGCGCACGGCCAACGACGGCCTCAAAATCGGCCAATGCCAACGTTGCGTAGGTTGAACCCGAACCGACAACATAACCCGCGATGTTTGCAACCGTTCCCGAAAGGCTCGCAATCTTTGAACGGAATCCGGTGTGGCCACCATACGTGGACGTCCCGTCACCGTTGAAAACGGCCTCGTCCTCTTTGTCGGCCATGGCGTATGCGTGTTCACGCGCAACGAAATCCGCAAATGAGATAGCCGAATCATTCAACAATTCGTTTGAAACCTGCGTGAACGCGGTCATCTTATTTGCGACAACCTGAACGTTGTTCAGCGTCGGATCAGATGCCGTGATGCTACCGGCCTCACCGGGCCAATAAACCGTGACACCACCCGTGCGCCGCGGCATTTGCACAACATCCGAACCAACCGTCATCACGTCCAACACCTGACGCGCCGCGCCGCGGGTTTCGCGCAATTCGATCAATTGCGGCACGAAGATATCCGGAACCGTCGCACCGCCCAACGTGTTAGTGGTGGTGATTCCGGCCTTTGCGACGATGTGCCGATCGTCCGCGGTCGCAACCTGCGGCATAACCGCACACTTCACCCACGCGCCGAACAATTCTGCCTCGTCGGATGAACCAAACGCGGTGCGCTTCAACCCGGCATAATCGCGGCCTGATTTGGCCTCACGATCATACTTTTTGCGGGTGGCGTTGCCAATCGCAAACGTTGCGGGTGATTCGTTCGCATCGTTCATCGTCGCGGTGTGAACCGCGGCCGCGCCGCGTGCGCGGGATTTGATGCGTTCAACCTCAACCGCGATTTCGTCAACGCGTTCATCGGTCACGTTGATTTCACGGACGGGGCGGGCTTTGTGCGCCTCGATCACATCAACGGTGTTGCCGTTGTGTTTGATCACGATGTTGTTTGACTTCACAAACGCGGCAACCGCGGCCGCGTCATCCGTCGGCCCGGTGTACCCTTCGGCCGCAACGGCCTTCACAATCATGTTCCAATTCATTGGTGCAACCCTCAACACGTTTCATGTTCGCGCCGGGTTGCGGTTGCCGTCGGAACATTCGGACGGCAACGGGTGACGGGGCCAACGATTCAAATAATAATCACCGTTTTAGCGGGTGCAACGTCCGCGGCCTGCGGTGTCATGTCCGATTGACACGCGCCGTTCATCGGCATGGCGGTATAGGAAACTTCCAACAACCGCCATTGACGGTGAATCATCCGCGCATCGGGGAACGCCTTTTGTTCATCGGGCGTTGGTGGCCCGTAGTCCACGGCCTCAAATCCGATTGATTGCCCGATGTTCCCAGCACGCGCCAACGCCTCAATTTGATTCCGCAACGGGTTGTCCGGGTTTTGAATCAGCACCGATTCAACGATCACACCCGATGTGTCAATGATCATGTTGCGCAATTTTCCAACGGCCGACATCGCTGAATATTCGTGATCAACAAACAACGTGCGGTTTTGTTTGAAATATTCCGCGTTGATCCCACGCGGCAACACAACGTCACCCTCCAAATCCACCGTTGGCCGGGTGGCATATGCGCGGATTTGCGTTGGTTTGTCCGCGGGTGTCGGCACGATGTACCCGCCAACGTCCGCGGTTGATTTCATGAACAACCGCCCGCTTTTGAATGCGCGGTAGTGTTTCCGCGCCAATCGTTCAAACGCCAACGCCGCAAACTCATTCATGCTCATTGGTTCAACCCTCATCAATGCGAATGGTTCCGCAACGGCATTGCGGGTGAATTTCCGCCGCAACCATCACGTTCATTCCCATGGTGTATGTCACGCCATCGGTTCCGTTGATCACATCGCCCGCACGGAAAAACGGTTGACCGATTGGAACCGTTTGACCCGCCAACGCGGCGTTTGCCCCCTCGCACAATCCGCACGGATTGCCCGACAAATTCCACGCCTTTCCGGTGATCCCAACCTCTTCCGATTGTTTGACCGCGCCGTGTTGATATGCTCGCGGCGTTTCGGTGTTGGCAATCACACGCGCCCGCGTTTGTGACATTTCATCGACACGTTGCAACAAACGTTCCTGAATTTCGGCGCGTGTTTCACCGGCCTCAATTCCCCTGCTGATTTCCGTTTGCAATTGGTTTTTCATGGTGTCGGTGACATCACGCACCAAACGGAAATTGTATTGTTCGATATATTGCCGCGCCGCGTCGGATTGCAACGGGACCACATCCGTCATGCGCATTGATTGCAACGCCTCCGTTGCGCCGCGGTTGAACGCGGCCTCAATGCCCACGCGCATTGCGTCGGCCAATTGTTGGCGTGACAAATCATCAATCGACAACACCAAATCCGCGCCGATGTTGCGCACCTGCTCACCCAATGATGATTCAACCCACGTTTTGATTGCATCGCGGATACGGTTGCCAATTGCATCGTCCGTGTTATCGTCCGCCGCTTTGGTCACACAACCGCACGCGGGGCCGTGCCAATCCCAACGCGCAACGTTCACCGATTTGGTTTCGGTGTCGGCCTCATCCGTCATTCCGCCGCGCAACAACGGACGCAACAAACGCGCCAATTCATCCAATTCCGCGGGTGTGAGTTTGCCCGGCGGTTTGATCTTCTCACCCGATTCCGATTCGGCCTCATCAATCAACGCGGCCATTTCGTTTGCCCAATCGCGGCCCGCATCACCGCCCCACAATTCCCACGCGATCCGGCCCGCGGATGGGAACCCCTGCTCACCATCGCGGAACCCTTCCGCCTCTTTGTCGATTTCGTGGCGTGCGAAATAAGAAACCATCCGCCCGATTGTGTCGGCCGACAACGTGCGCCCGTTGGCCAAATCACGCGCACGCGCAACGCCGACCGCGGTTCCGCCCCGCCCGTATTCTTCCCGCCATTCCAAACCCTGCGAGGCCGCATCACGCACCGCCGCGGGTGGTGTCAAATCCGGCAACGCTTTGTTTTCATGTTCACCGCCGCACGAATCCGTTTCGTGTGTGCTGATTCCCGTTCCGCACGCACGGACGATGCCGACACGCGCACGGCCTTTCGTCGTTTCATTGATCGCAACCTCCGGGGTGAATTGTTCCAACGGATTGAACACCGCATCCAACACCGCGGCATCAACCGTGGGAAATGCCGCGCCCGCGATGGCCCGCGCCGATTGCATCGGCAATTCACCATTTGCAACCGCGGTAGCCAAACCCGCCAACGCCTCAACCTGCGCACCGGTCAACGCGGTTGCCGCAACATCGACACCGCCTGCGGCCGCGGCAATCGTCGCATCAACCGCGGGCATCGATTCACCAACGCCGGATTCAGGCGCGACCTCACTCGCTGTTTGCATTTCCGATTCGGCCACGTCAACCGATGCTGATTCCGATTCCGTTTCGGTTTCGGGCAATTCGGATTCCTCAACGTCAACCGATTCCGATTCCGCACCCGCGCCCGCTGGCAATTCCGATTCCGCAACATCGACCGAATCGGATGCGCGTTGACGTGGTGGCAAATACAAAACCCGGCGGTACTCATCTTCCGACACCACGCCCGCGACATATGCCGCGTTCATAATTTGCGCCTCAATCTGTTGGTCTTCAATGTCCGGGTTTTCGTATCCGAACCACATATCACCGGGTTGTTCACCGAACATCGGCAATAGAAATACCGTCAAATCTTCCGCAACGCGGCGCATGCGTTTATAACACGTGCGCATCAACAATCGTTCACCGATTTTCGCGCCCGCCAAATTCGCGTCGTTCAATTTCCAAATTGCTTCGGGAATTCCCGCGGCGCGGTATATCGCCTTTTCGGCCTGCTCAATTCCCGTGATGTATCCCATTTCGTGCGCTTTGGCCGATGCCTGAACCATTTCGGCATCACGAATGATGAGCGCACGGCCCGCGGCAAACGGGCCGGATTTCGCACGCAACGCGGCCTCGGCCTGTTTCATTTGCGCATCGGTGTACGTTGACGGCACGGATAAAATGAACCCCGGTTGCCCCGCGTTTTTCCATCGTGAAACTTCCGTAACCAACGCCGCGTTTTCAGCGTCGGCATATTGCTCAACCGATGACAACCACGAAACGCCATCCCACGGGCGGAACGGGTCGCGTTGATACGGTGAAAAGATAACCTGATCGGCCGGAACCGTTATGATCCCCGATTGTTCGCGCCCGTATCGATAACCCTCAATGAACGATTCACGCGACAAAATCGGTTGCGTGAATTGCGGGTGCAAAATGTATAAACCCGCCGGGCCATCGCGGGTTGGTTCACCCGTCCACACGTAGCATTTGCCCGCGGTTTCACGATACCAAAACAGCATCGTTAGGAAATCCGATGCCGTGGTGACCGGATCGGGATCGGCCAACAATTGCAACGCGGGATGGTCAATGACCTCCTCAATGCGTTCCGCGGATTCCGCCATGTTCGCGGCCTTTGCCGTCGGCCTCATCCCCGAATATTTGCCGCGCAAAAAATCGGCCGTGCGCGGTGACACATCACGCGCCGATTTCACCAACCGCCCGCGACCGGCGCGACGATACAACCGCAACGGTTGCGCCGCGCATTCCGTCGCAATGATTGACGCGGCGTTGTATATCGATCCCGCAACACCACGCGCAACACGGTTGAAATCAACCGCGTTGATTGCTGACACCGACGATGCCGCGTGTTCCTCACCATATCGAATCGATGCCGCGGTGTACCCCGCATCATTTTCCGATGGGTCGCGTTTGCGGGCTTTGAATATGTCGAACAATCCCATTGTGTCACCCCGTCGCGGCGTCCCGCGCAATCGTCACCATTCAACACACCCAATATATGTTCCGCCCGTGGCGTTGCAATCAACGCCCATGATGGCATATCTCAACGCGTCCAACCCGTGATTGTCGCGGTCAACGGGCATGTCACGCACCGCGCCATCACGCCGCGTTGCCCACACATACGAATCGAATTCATCCCGCGTTGATGTCGGCCGCCGGGATTGTTCCAACCTGCGATCACGTTCAACCAACGCGGAACGCAACACGTACAACCCGGGCCGCCCGTTCGGACGCACGCGCACCCGCGCCCGCACCGCATCCAATCCCGCGTCAATATCCTTTTGCGCCGGAATCGTCATCACCCCGTGACGATGCAACGTTTCGCGGTCTTCCCGGTCGTGATCCGCCACGGTGAATTCGTATTGTTCAGCACCGGACAACGCAAC